CTCCCCATTAGATGAAACTCTAAATTTATGTAATAACTCATATCGTAATCCATATGAACATGCACCATCTACTATATAAGCTTGAGTTTGTCCTACTGTTTTTAATGAAGAATCTACAGAATCACTTGTATTCCACCCATATTCTATGTACAAACTATAACCAGGTTCCAAAAAATATGTTTGCATTTTTTCCATTTGTTCCAATGAAAAACATTTCATACTTAATGTACATTCTCTTGATATATTATCTTTACCTTCTTTTACATTTATTCCTGTAATAGTTGGTCTTGGTATTAGTTTTCGACCTATACCACTACCTACTACTTTACCATTAATATTAACACCTAAATCACCACCTGTTATTGGTCCACCATAATAATTTCCACTATTATTTACATCTCCAAAGTTTCCCCAAGCTTCATTAGATTGCATAATTAAACCATTACCATTGGTAGTAGTTTTAGCACCAGAAATAACTCGAATCCAACAATTTAATTTTGAATTGTCTTTTACTAACTTATCGTCAGCTCTACTTTTCATTTTAGTATAAATAGTATCCTCAATATTACTTAGTATTGGCCACATAAACTTTATTTATTAAAATTATTTATTATATTTTCTATATTCATTGGTATTCTAATAATAGTTCCATCTGCAAGTCCAAATACTGCATTGTGTATATTATTAGCAGATGCAATTATCCACCATAAAGATGAATTGTTATAAAATTGATATGCCAATGTATCTAATCTATCACCAGTTTCCGTTGCTACATACAAATCTCTATCAGATGGTGGTATGTTTGGATATATTGATTGTCTATATACAGTTCTACCATCTATTGTTTTTTTAGTTTCCGTATTATTGTATCTATTCATAGTATGGTTAATCAGGTTTATTTATTTTCATTGTTTTACCAGCGGTTTCTTCTTCCAATTTATCACCAGATGGAGTTTTATTTGGTACACTTGCTCCGGTTAATGCACCAGTCGAATTTGTATTTGTTTGTTTAGGTGCGTTTAATGATTTATCTACTCCATTTTTTTGTTCAGATTTTGGAGAACCATCCGGATTTAAATTATTATCTTTTTCAGATTTTGTTGGAACTGGTTTTGATTCTTGTGTTGAAGTTATTGCTTTTGTTGCAACATCCGTTCCATACCCATAAATTCTTTTACCATTTGTTGCAACTAAAGTACCATTATCATTTGCAAATTCATATGTATCACCAACACTTTCTATTAATTTTAATGTAATTGCAACTTCAACTATTTTTGGTAATTTATAATTTTTTAATGCAGTATCTTCTTGGATTTTTTTATTTACATTTGTCTGATATAGTCCTATCTCCCAATTTCCTTCATCCGGTACAGTATATGTCATTGATTCTATAAAAGCATCTTTAGCTTTATACATATTTCCTAACGTAAATCTAATAAATGGTGGAATTGTATATTTAATTTCACCTTTACCATACCCCTGTGAATACACTAATGATGACAAAAATGATAATCGTTCCCACATTGATATATGCTCATTACCATTATTAGAATACACTTTAAATGTAAAAGTAACACTTCGTTCGATACTATTATATGTGTAAAAATTAAATGGATTACCAATAAATTTATTAGTGTCCCAAGATGGAGAAAATGTTTCCGTTAAACCACTTAGTGTTGCTCTAAAACTTACACTAGCTTTTTTTTCTACAGAATGAAATTTTAAAGTTATAAAATCTTTATCATCAAAAGCTGATGTGCTACCACCGGTACTATCTAAATAAGCATTACTACGATTTATAACATCCCCTCCTCTTAAATTAGTAAGAGCGTTTACTGCTTCATTTATTCCACGATATTTTTCCAAAGAAAAAGTATTTACACCAGTTGGATTATCTGTGCTTGTGTATTTTTTTCTTTCTCTTTTTTGAATTGGAGTTGTTGTTGTATATAATCCATTTTGAGTGAATTCACTGGTTGCTAAGATATTTATTAAACGAGTTGATAAGTCATTTCTTTGATTTAATTCATCGTTTGGTTTTTGGGGTAGTACTTTTTTTGTATAATTGCTACCATCGTTATCATATAAATTAGTAGTTGGTAGTATAATTGTTTTTGTTTTTGGTTGGGAAAAAACAATATCTTTAACCAATTTTTTTACTGTGCCAGCTGGGTTTGTTACTAATTTTGTTAATATTTGTTCAAAAGTTCCATTTAATTTAGAAAAAAGTTTAGGTTTATCTTGTATTTTACCATTTCTAAAATCATTTAATAACCAAAGTTTAGTTGGTTTATTTACATATGGATTTAATGAATTTAATATACCATCATCCACACTTTTATCAGCCGCTGCCGATTCATAAAAATATGTACCTAATTTTTGTCTTTTAGTAGATTTACTCCGTTGTGCTATTAATTCTAACGTGCGAGTACCATATAAAACGGGTTGAGATAGTGTTGCAAATGCCCTTAATCCTGTTAAACTTTCCTCCAATACCGTTTCCTTATCTTTTATTACTATTTTATTATTTTTTCTTAATTTGTTTATTCCAAAAACAGATGAATTATTTAATAAAAAATTATTAGTTGTAATTAAAGCTGGTGGTCTTTTGTTTGGGTTATTATAAACTAGTAATGTTTTATTACCAGTAGATTTAAATGTAGCTGTTTCATATAATTTAATCGGATTTGATATAATAGTACCATTGGAAGCAACAAAATTATCTCTAAATGTTTTTATTTGAGAAGCAGCCTCAACTTCAGGAGTATCCAATATATTGTTACCACCAAGGACTTCTTTAGTTTTTAATAATTCACGTAGTGTTGGCATTTTTTTTAATTTTATGCTAAAGAAAAGTTATTTCTATTGCTTTTATCTGTTTGCGTTTTTAATTGCGATGAAACTTTTGAACCATCCATATAAACATCATTTGTTTTTGATGCCATTTCTTTTCTCATTTGTTTTATTTCTTGAACAAGTATATTAACAGCAGCCCCAGCACCTATTCCGGTTGCACCAAGAACAGCTGCAGTATTTAAGTTTGCATTACCAGATGATTCCGAACCATCCAATCCAGTACCAGCTACGACTGAATCGTTTTTATCTAAACTATACATACCTTTTGGACCAGATACCATCAATCCACCATCCGGACTGATTTGAGCATCATGCACAGATGTAGCTTCTGTTTTTCCTTTGGAAAATGCACCAAATAAACTAGCTACTGCCGCAATTGCTAATGGAATACCCAAACCAAATGGTATTTTTGCAAATGAACCAAAAATACCACCAACCGCAGAAGTTGAATTAACTGCGGCTTGAGCACTACCAGCTGCTATTAAACTACTGGATAACCCCAATTCGCTGGCTTTTGCAACTAATATAGCTTCTTCCAATGCCAATCTACCAGCCGTTGCTGCAGCTGCTGCTTGTGCTGATTGATATTGTACATACATAATTCCAGCAATCAATCCCATTGTACCATACAATGCCCAGCTATGGTCTAACATAAATTGCAAACCATCCGCCATCAACTTTAATGGTGGTAGTAAAAAAGAACCAAATGTTACACCAATTCCCTTAACAACATTCATCATATCCGTTAATTGACCCGTAATTTTTTGGTTTTGAACAAACTCTTCTGTTTTTTGCTTTAAATCTTCATCTTTTATATTCGATATATCTAATCCAGCGTTTACTGCTTCTTTTGCACTTTCTAATTCTTTACCACTTAATTTGGATAATTTTTCTTGCATCCCAATTTGTTTAGTAATTTGTTCAACACTCATACCAGCCGCTTTAGCTAATTGAGTTTGTGTAAAATAATCTTTTTTACGAAAATCACCACTTCTTTGAATTTGCGAAATAGTTTCTTGCTGAGCTTCTACTATTTTATTTTCATATGCCAATGCTCTAGCTCTACTCAAATTAAATTGCCCACCAACAAATGTTGCTGCTTTTAATTCTTCTTCAATACCAGCTTCAAAATCTAATAAACCTTCAGCTACTTTTGCTACACTTTCTAAATTAGTACCCAATCTGTGAGCTTCTATTGCTTGATTTTTTAATAATGTTATATCTCCTTTAAAAAATTTAGATGTTACTTCGGCACTATCTGCAATATCTTCCAATACTTCTTTTGGAGATACACCAGCTTGTTGAGATAATGAAGCAACTTGCATTTGTAAGCTAGCTGCTGTTTCGGAGGAATACCCACCAATTTGTTCAAATTGTGCCTGTACTTTACTTGCTACATCTGATGTAACTCCCGTTCTAGCAGTTATAGCAGATAATGCACCTAATGTTTCGGTTGAAAAAGTAACAACATCACTAAAAGAGTTTCCTAAAGAGTTTATTACATCATATACATGAGATGCCTCAACTCCAATTTTTCTCATACCAACCTCAACCTCATGTACTTGATGGTCTAAATGTTCGGTTTGTTTTACAGTAAATCCACTTGTTTTTCTATAATCTTCAGCTGCTTTATCCAAATCAACAAATGCTTCAACGGCAAGTGCAATTCCAGCTACAGCCAATCCAATTAAACCTAATGCAAACCCTCCTTTTTTAAAGGCTTCGGCCATACCAATTGCACCTTTTATTGAACTTTTTAACTCCTCATTTACTCCTTCAAAAATTTCAGTACGCTTTTCAGCTAATTCATTAATAATTTCAGTTTTTTCTTCCAAATGTTCAGCATATTCCAATCCAGCAATTGCTCTTTCTTTATCAGCCTTACTTAATTTTTCATTTAATTTTATTAATCTTATTTTTTGTTTATATTCACTTTCATGGAAACCCAACGCTAAATTAATTGCTCCTGCTGTCATATCAGCTTGAGTCTTCATTTCACCACTAACAGATTGTAATGCATCAAATTCAGCTTGAGCTTGTTGCTGTACAATTCCACTGGTTGTTTTTACGATATTTTGTAATTCTGACATTCTAGCTCCAAGTTCCATATACAATTCACCTTTTGTTTTATCAAGATTTAATTGTTTTTGTACGTCAGGAGTCATTTTTTTAAACTCATTTACATAATCCTTAAAAAATTTTACAGATTCTTCTCTTGCTTTTTTTAATTTTTTAGTATGGTCTAATTCTTTTTTATTTGCATCTGCTATTTTTTTCTTTCCTGTGTAATTTTTGGTTTCTAGTTTTTCTTGTTGTTTTAATACAGCTAATTGCTTTTTAGATTCTTCTGTTTCTAGTTTTTCTACCTCTAAAATTTCTTTTTTTAATTTTTGAATTTTTTTAAAAGACGCGATTTGTTCTTTATGCGATTTAGCATACGCATCATTTTGGTTTTTTAAATTATCATCAATATTTTCTAAATTAGCCATTTATTATATATCTATACCAGCTCTTTTAAAAAGGTAAAGTAAATTTGGGTCATTTTTAACTCGTTCAGCAGCTTGTCTATTCAAATCACCCATTTGCTTATCTAATTTTTTTAATTTTGGGTCATTTGATATTATATCTTCCATTGATTTTGGTCTTTCTGAACTTTTTAATCCAAAAAAACTTAAAAATTTATTAAAGTTCCCTTCGGATAATTTATATTTTTTCATATTTTAGTTATTTAGCTATAATCATACACCTATAAATATGATATAAAAGAAAAAGTTAGGTTTTTTGATGCTATCTCTTAAACCTAACTTTTGATGATTTGTTTGTGTTTTTTACTTGTTCCGATTCTTTTTTCTTTGAATCTATTAATTTTTTATAATAAAATAATCTTAAATAAGTTGGTAATTTATATAAATCCATTACAGTAAATGCATTCCCATATTGAACCATGTCAAATATTTGAGAATGTAAATTAATACTATGATTTGGCGGAAGGCCAAAAAAAGCCTACTCCCATAGAGATAGGCGCCTCCTCCACCTCACCATCTGGATGAGTATATTCAAATTTCATATTAACGTCTGGGGATATTGATTTTACATATTCTCTAAATGCTCTACTATCTCTAGCTAACATATTATTTACATATTTACCAATAGTTCCCATATCATTCTTACCATCTACCGATAAAATCATATATCGTAATCTAGTTGTAATATCCGATGATGAATCTTTATTTAGCTTTTTAATAGCTTCTAAATCTTTATCAATTAGTTTTTCATCACCATGTGTAAGCAGCTTAAAAGTAATTTTGTTTTTACCAATTGGTGTTATAAATTCAAATTCATTTTTATGTTGAAACAAAGAAAAATCAATATCTTTAGTTTTTACTTGTGTTAAATCAATAGTTGCTTCTATTGTTTCATTAAGTATATCTGAATAAAAACTTACTTCGTATTCAGGTCCATATCCCAATACTCTTGTTGCAAGAATAATTGCATTTTTATCACCAAGACAAATATCGTCTATATTGATTTTATCAACAATTATAGATTCAAATAATTTATCCAAAACTACACCTTTTTTAATAAGATTTGTGGAAGATAAAATATCTTCTTCCTTTGCAGTCATATATTTTATTGTAATTTGACCGGATGATAATGGGTTATCTTTTGAATATATTTTACCTTGAGATGGTAAATCTAATATTTCGGTTGGGAAATCGTATTCTTTTTGACTCATAACTTTATTTGTTTGTTTGTATATATAAATACATAAAATTAAAAAAATTAGAAAGCATAAAAAAAGGAGAACTTTTGATTCTCCTTTTAATTTTATTATCTAATACTAGTATTGTAAAATAGCATAATCATATGATAGTGTCAATGTTATCATAGATGGGTCATTTGAAGACCAATCTAAATCACCAAAGTTAGCGTTACTAATGAATGCTCCCATTAATGTCCATTCTTCAACTACATCACCTACCGGTCCTAACGATTTAATAGTTATATCTTTTTTATAGAAATCAGCGTAACCATCTCTACCTGTAATTGATTCATGTGATAAACGAATCCATTCCATTACCGCTTGTGCAGCTGATGGAACAATTGGGTCATACAAAGTTACTTCTAAATCTTGCCACTCACCCTTGCCTTTCAATTGTCTTTTAACATTAATGTGGTCTAATGTTACCTTTTCAAATTGAATTGTAGGTCTGTTTGCGGTTTTAACCATGTATGCTTCAATTCCTGTACCAGTGAATTCCATCACAAATCGGTTTTTCATTTTCGGTTCGAAATTCTGAAAGAAAATCTGTCCGTATTCTAATATTTCTGCCATCTTATTTAATATCCTTTGTTAGTAATAAATATTGTTTTTTTGTTTTTTCTATATTATGCCGTAAAACTTGCTCCAGTTGGTAAGATGTTGAAATCAATTACAATGAATTCAGCTGTCTTTGCCGGTTGTAAGAAAATTTGTCCTGCTAATATGTTTCTATCAATCACATCAGGAGTGTTGTTAGTTTCATCCATCACCACTCTAAATGCGTATAAACCTTGTCTTTTTTGAATGTTTTCCAAATATGGATTAACAGTTGCTAAAAACTTAGCTCTAGTCGTTGAAGTGTTTTGCTCAAACACTAAATAACGAGATGTTGAAGCTATGTATTTCTTAACAGTAATCAATAATCTTCTAACATTAATTCTATCTAACGCAGATGCTTTATCTTGCAAAGTTTTCTGTCCAAATGCCACAATACCTTGTCCAGGGAATGCTGCGATTGGGTTTACTTTGTTCTCATATAGAGTATCTCTTTCAGAGTGTGTTAATCTATTCAATACACTAACTGCTCCAGTGATACCACCTCTATTCAAACCAGCAGGTGCGAACCATTCTGCTGCTAATCTATCGTTACTAGCGAATACAGCCGGCATCAATACTGATGGTGGAACTGAAGTTAATTTGTTTGTATTACTATCGATTGTTTTAACCCAAGGATAATAAGTACCAACATAGTTAGAATCTATAGCGTTTGCATTTTCAGTAGCCGTTGTGATAGTTGCATCAATATCAGTAAAGTCAGCGATATAGAAACAATCTTGTCTATCTTCAACCATATCAATTGTTCTTTGAGTAATTGATTGATGTGATTGGAAAGTAATACCAGGAGTTGTTACCATATTGATATCCCACTCATCAGGATTAGAAATTGCGTTAATTCCTTTTGTATATGCTAATGTACCATCGGATACAGAAGTTGAACAATCAAATCCTTGCGTATTTGCTCCAGATATATCTGCACCTAATTTAATTTTAACTGCCGGATTCATACCATCATAACCACCTTGGAATGCTAATATAAATTGTCTTTTAACCATATCAGAACTTGCTGAACCAGTCATTTGATAATTTAATTGAGAATCAAATGCGAATGTTACGTTAGAACCAGTTTGTGCATTTTGAGGAATTGATTTAGCGTAGTTAGCGTTATCCATTGATACACCTTCATTTTCAAAATCAAATCCAGAATAATATAGTGGAGAAGATGATGAGTTTCCAGTTGATTTAGTTTGATAAACTACTGCAGGTACTTTAATAGCCTGTGCATCATTAGTTGCTTCAATTGGGTTTGTATATGCTCCATGTCCAAATGGTGCTGCTGAAATTGGGAATGAACCTGCTTCAGATACAACTACTCTAATGTATTTTGATTTATTTGAGTAATCACCATTTTCAGTAATTTTACCATCAGAATCTATTTCAATAAATCTATCACCGATTTTTCTAGCTATATAGTTAGGAGAAGCAGGGTCTAAATTACAATTATTAAATGTTTCAATTACACTCTTTCTCTTATCAGTATCAGAATAAGCTCTTACAGTTACAGTAAATGTAGAATAATCAGTTGCTCCATCTTCACCAGCTGCTTTAACATTTGAAATACCAATTTTGTATTTTTTGTTATAAACATCACCATGTCCTAATGTTGCGAATTGGAATAAATCGTATCTTTCACCACTAATCAATTGAGATTTAACAAATGGAGTTTCTGCTTCAGTATATGCTGGTGCTGTTGTAGTACCACTATAATCTTGCGTTGGTAAAGCTGCTACAGTAATAACTGTGTTATCCACAGTAGAACCAGTGTATGCTGCTGCTACGTTTTCAAAATATGTATAAGTGTATGCTTTTTTAGCTCCAAACGGAGATTCACCAAATACATCTGATAAATCATTTGCTGCTGTTGCTAAAATTGATGCGGATACCCAACCAATTCCAGATCCAGATAATAAGAATGAACCATCGGTTACATTATTACTAGCAACAATAGTTCCAGTGAAACCATAGTCTTGGTAACCAGTTTCAGTAGAGTAAAGTACTCCAATTAACTTTTCACCTAAACCAGCTGAACTACTAGCAAAAATACCTAAAGGTGCTGATTGTTGGTAACCACCAATACCAGCTACTCTTACGATAGTTGCTTGTCCAGCTTCTCTTAAATAGTTTTGTACTGCATATTCAGTATAATAAGTTCCATCAGGTGTTCCGAAGGTGTCTTCGAATTCTGATTGCGTTCTCACAATTGTAGGAACGAATGCAGGTCCTTGCTTAAAAGGTCCTATAAATGCTGCTCCAATTTCACCAATTCCTTGCGTTAAGAAGGAAAGGTCATTTTCTCTTGTGAATACACCGGGTGATACGATTCTTTCTGCCATTTTGTTTATCCGATTATAATTTTTTTAAATGCTAATATTGAGTATATACAATATTACCTATATAAATATAAAGAAAATGTTCAAAACACAAATTTGTTTATAAATGAGTGCTTTGAACATTAATATTAATAAGTTCGAATAAATTATTGTGATTATGAACCAGAACCACTAACACTTGCCCAAGGAAAATCCCCAGTTGCTAATGTACTTACCGGTCTTTTAATAGATTGAATTTCTTTAGCTATTCTTTCAGTTATATGTCCCCAATAGTTTGAACTAGTATCTGAGCCACTTACATATGATTTAATCCAACCTAATACTTGGTCCTGTGTAAGTGCATCAAATGTTGTAAAGTTAATTGGGTCTACGGAATGTGGTTCAAATGGAGTTGCTCCAGTAAACACACCTTCAATACCATCTTCATCTTTTCCAGTAACGGTCCAGTTAGTACCAACAATAATTGAATCTAAAGAACCACTATCTACTTTTCTCAAACCTGTGATTTTCCATGTATAATCTAATGCCATAATTTATGTTTTAATTTGTTATAAATAAATATTGTTTATTTTATTTTTTTGATAGTTCTTCTCTCAACTCTTTAATTTCAGCTCTTGCATCATCCAATTCTACTTTTAATTCTTTGATTGCTGCAATTGCTAAAGTTACCATTTTATCATATCGAACTGTTTTATAATCTTCCTTATTAGTTTCTTTATGTAATGGGTCATAAAATTCAGAATCAGGGTCAGAATATCCTTGCTTATCATTTATATCTTTAGCTCCTTGCAATACAACACCCATAGGCCATACCGCTTCTACTTCTTGCGAAATCAATCCAAAGTCTTTATCTCCTTCTCTCTTAGCCCATTTTTCTTCAGATAATTTATTCCATTCAAAAGTATATGCTCCAATACCTGCTATGATATCTAATGCGTTTGGAATTGGTTCTATGTTCTGCTTTAATCTTCTATCAGAATAATAAGCTACAACGTCACCAGTTACATAAAGCGGTCCATTGATTTGTGCATAAGCAACAGGGTTACCCAATACCCAATAGTAAGGACTGTGCCCAACACCATTATAACCATTACCAAAGTGCATATTTGATGTACTCCAGTCGATAACTCTACCCATTACTTGGAATGTATCCCAGTTACCATACATTGATAAGGTATTATATCCATTTACATTCTCACCAATAAGTCTTCTACTATCGTTACCATTAAATCTTAATACAGACGCAAGATTTACATAGTTCATATTAGAATAATCATCAGGATTTACATAATATCCACCATTGTTTCTATCGTAATATGCATCAGCGTAGTGATTACCTCTAGTAGTACAGTTGTACGCTAGAGTATCATCCATCTCCTCAATCTTAAATCCAGTTACTTCAGCTTGTCCACTATATCCACTATACAAATAGTTATGTAACCAACCAACTTGCGCCCATTTAGTTGGCCCACCCCAATGTCCATAATCACAACCAGAAGGTCCTACAGTCATTGAATAATACGTCCAAGACGATGATGGTACACCAACAAACCAATATGGATTACCCCAACCACCATTACCATGGTCACCAAAGTTCCAAGTAGATTGTCTATATGATAAATAACAGAAAGGATTACCAGACACAGTTCTCATCCAACAAGATACTTTATAACTTCTAGCAGTATCAATAGGGATTCTACCACTTTCAACTAAGCCCTCCCATGCGGAAGGTCCTCTGAATGTATATGCCCCTGCTGGTCCATCACTAACATTTGTCCAATTACCTATACCATGCATAGAACCATCAGTACCAAATGAGTTTCTTGTCATATATTTACCATCAGAAGTAAACATAGCGTGCAATCTAGCACCAGTTGATGTATTTACAGAATATGCACCACCTAATCTAAGGTTATATAAAGTAGATAAATCATTTGGTTGAATGTTATATCCAGAGTCATCATAATCATAGAAAATTCTACTACGAACATTCGCCGGCATGTACATTTCAGAACTACTATTCACATATCCTCTTTGTACGTTACCCGTTACAAATTCAATATAAGAACCACCCGTACCTAACGATAGGTAGTTTGGAGAATAAATACCTGGTCTTCCCCATGCTGCGCCCAATCTAACTTCACCTTGTCCATTACCTTCACTATTACTTACGTGAATACCAGAATCATCACAATAAAATGTAACTCTATTGGAAGAACCACCCTGCATATTGAAACCACCATTTGCTGGGTCTATATAGAATGCTGTGTTGTTAGCGTCACGGAATATAGGTGCATCCATTCCAGCAGCTGAATAAATGTAGTTGTTTGCCCAAATATATCCTGTATAATTGGATAACATTATTGCTACTCTACTACCACTATTGTATCCCGTCCAAGCAGGCATTGTTGTACCAGTACCCTGCCCAATAAAGAATGTTTCAGCTCCTACAGTTGAGTAGTTACCAAATGTTTGTCCACTTTGAGAACCTTTATTGAAATAGAATTCACCCCATCCTCTAGCATTCTCTTGGAATATCCAGTTGTTTGCTTCAGATACATCAGATGCCAAGAAAGTACCACCATCGTTTTGTTGTCTTACATATCCTGCTACTTGTAATACATTAAATTGTGATGTACCCTGTGGGTCAGCATAATATGCTGTGTTATCTCTATCATAGAATCTATATCCATAATAATCTCTACCAATATACAAATCACTACCAGTTGTTAATTCAAATCTAGTTGTGTTTGAACCTCTATCGTAAATTGTAAATGAAGTTGATGCTGCTGAACCTAATGACCAAGTTCTTGCCGTAGAAATAATATCCACCCAAGTATTTGCGTTTGGTGATTGGAATGCTGCTACTTGATTTAGATTTCTATTAACGTGAATTCCATATCCAGGTTGAGAAGTACCAAATCCAATATTATCATTAAAATAAATGTATGAATCAGGATATACAGTTCCATCGGATGTGTAAACCCCACTTAATGTCATACTATCAGTAACTATATTTCTACCACCTTCACCTTCAGCAAATACAGTTACTTTAATTCTATAACTATTTGCTGCGTTATCTCTATTTGCTATTACAATTCTATATCTACTACCTGTCCAAATAATATCACTAAATGCTATACCATATCTTGTATTACCACCTACATCAACAACTCTAGTTTCATTTACATATTGAGCATTACCAGGGTTTAATCCTAAGTAATATCTTTTGGCAAGTCTACCAGGTCTATTAGCGTAGTTATATGATGTAGTACCTTCAACTTCTATCCAGCCCCAAAATCCCGGATCAAATTCTAAATTTGCTTTTTGATTTGATGTATTACCAAATCCTAATGTAAAATTTCTGATACCATAAGAACCCATCTTAAATACACCAGCTAATTCTAAGTTATTTAAATAAGATGTGGAGTTATTAATGTAATAAGATGTACCACCAGCATAAACCGTACCAGTTGCTCTGATATTACCATTTGCGTAAATTCTAAATGTTTCGGTTTTACCATTTACAGTTTCAGAACCACCATTTTGGAATATATGGTCTGTGTAAGTTCCATAAACCATATAATCACCATTAGTACCATCGTTTGCACCACCACCAACATATGTTCTAAATGCAATATATCCACCAACATTATTATCCGTAAATAAGATACCACCATAAGTACCAGTATCAGCTCTATTACGGAATTCTAAATAGTTATCACCACTTCCATTCTCAACTCTTAATAAACTAGCTCCATTGTATCCTCTAGCACCAGATGGAGTACCACCAGAAATTAATTTCACACCACCAAAATATGATGTACCATTTACGGCCATTTTATAACCCTGGTCACCACTAAATCCTAAGTTAAAATTACCATTACTTCTTAAGAATAATAGTGGAGAAGTTACACCATTTGCGTTGTTTGAAGAAGTTCCCCACCAAAACCCACTACCAGCATCAGATGCAGAATAATCAGTTATTGAAAAATGTACAGATTCACCATATGTATTTGAAGCGCCGCCTGTATATTCTTTAAATCCTATGAAGGCATTTACTCCATTATCAGTATATAGTGTACCCTGCATTATTCCCGATGAAGCGCCGCTTGTACGGAATTCCATATATTGGTTTCCAGATGAATCTAATCTAATATAAGAGTTTGCATTGCTTGATGTTGCGCCAGATGGAGTACCAGTACTTAATGTTAATATACCACTATTTGCTAATGTCATATATTGAGTACCAGCTACATTCCAAAAGTGTTGTGTATTATTAGCATCAATTTGATATGATGTATATGCACCAGAGTTATTTACTCTAGTTTGGAATCTCATTTTTGCACGGCTGGTATTATTGTCCACAGTTTCCATGTACAATCCACCACCATCCATATCACTATAAGTGTAATATGAGTTACCACCAGTTGACCATCTCAATCCACCAACTGCTTGTATAGTTGCTTGCGGAGTACCACTAACATCTCCAGCTAATATACTACCTCTAACATTTAAGTTACCATTATCACGCATTATAACATTGTTAAATGCATCGTTTGAACTATTCCAACGGAAACCATATGAAGGAGCGCCAGTAAAATATGCATTATCTGTCAACATAGCCTTACCATCAAGAGTAAGTCTAGGTATTGTTACAACAGTGCCACTAACAGTTAGGAAATCTGAACTTATATTTGTAAATGTAATATTAGAACCAAAATCATTATTAAAATAAAATCTGCTATTACTAGCATTTAAAATCATATTACCAGTACTATCACTTCTAATCATACCCTTTTGAGTACCAGCAAAAGTGAAATAAATCATACTTTGTGCGCCAGATGGATTCTCTAATTGTAATATAGAGTTTCCAGCTGCTATTGTACCATTTGCATAGTTTATTACTACTCTACTATTATGTGTTGTAACGCCACCAAATGTTGTTGCACCAGTCACTGATAAGGCTGGCATTGTCACCCCACTATTTATTTTTGTCAAACTATATGTTGCGGCTGGCGAAGACAATCCTGCTGTTAAGTTTTCACTATAAGCTGTCCATTGATTTGGGTTATGTCCATAGTTTTCTACTCTAACCGCAAATGTACTCGAACCACCAATATTTAAAGATGGAATAAATCCTTCTAAATAAGTGTAGTTTGTATCTGCTGCTAAACGGAATTGAGTAAAGTATCCACCATCATAGTTTTCAACAGTTCCAATTTGTAATGTATTTACCCAATCTTTATATACCGTAATAACATCCTGTGCAGGTCCTAAATAGTTACCAGTTGATGCTATATAAATTTTAGCTCCACCTCTAGCCCCATAACCACCACTTGCTAAACCACTTCTTGCTATTCTATACCAACCACTATATGCTGTTGAAAGGACTGCAGTTAATGAACCCTCACTACCACCATATACAGCTCTACCACCATTTGCAGTCAAACCATTTGTAATAGTTGCTGCGTTGAATGTTGGTGATGAATCCGTTCTAACGTTTTGGTCCATTGCCGCTGCGTAAGAATATGTTGTAGCATCCATTAATCTTTTCCAAGCACCATAAGATGATAATCCACCACCACTACCTCTTATCCAAAGGTTATCACCATCGGTAAATCCTAATTGTCTTGTACCACCACCAGATGAATCACCCCATTGTTGGAATGTTAATACACCATGATATGTACCACCATCTGCTAATCCATCAGTACTATTTGCTAAAAAATCTACTCTAAGTTTTCTTCCACCAGTCTGAGGGCCTGTTACTGCATTTCTAGTATCAAATACCGTAAGTTGGTCTGATGTTGTTGCTGATGATGCATTACCAACTAATGGACCTGTAATTTGGTTAAATGTAACGTTATCTGTTGTTCTAACGCTTTGGTTCATTAAGTAAACTTCAGTTGCTCCCTGACCCGTATCTATTGTACCACTTATTACAATATTACCAGAACTTACATTTAAATTACCAGCACTAATAGTTAAACCACTACCAAAGGTATATAATCCACCACCATCACCAGAATTGAAAGCTAAGTTTCCACCAGTTGCTTTTACAGTCCAAGAACGAGTACCAGATTGGTCAAATCCTAATCTATCACCGCTTGAAACTAATATACCAGCATCTCCCGTACTATTTACGTTAGATGAGTTTCTTAATATACCATTAATAAATGTATAATCATCATGATACCATCTATCATTTGCTTCATCCCAATAGAATGCTTTTGTTGCTGCGTTACCTCTCTTAACTTCTATACCAGCATTTTCAGTTGGTGTAGTTGCTGCTCCAATATCTGCGTTAAGTGTAATAATATTATCACCTAAGTTTAAAGTTGTTGTATTAATATATGTTGTAGTACCACTTACAGTAAGGTTACCACTAATTGTAGCATCTCCAGTTACCGTTAATGTACTACCATCGAATTTTAAATTTGCTTCTACCGTTCCGTTTGGTGCTGAACCATTTAATGTTATTACACCATTATCAGTATTACCAGTTAATGCTAATAATCCAGATGAACCAGAAGTTCCGCTTGTGCCAGATGTTCCTGATGTACCGCTTGTGCCAGACGTACCGCTTGTTCCCGAACTTCCACTACTACCACTCGAACCAGAACTTCCCGAACTTCCACTACTACCACTCGAACCAGATGTACCTCTAGAACCAGAACTTCCTGAACTGCCGCTTGTACCAGAAGTTCCTGATGTGCCACTCGTACCAGAAGTTCCTGATGTTCCACTTGAACCGCTTGAACCAGAACTTCCCGAACTACCGCTTGAACCACTACTTCCAGATGAACCAGACGTACCACGACTTCCTGATGAGCCGCTTGTACCAGATGTTCCTGATGACCCGCTTGTGCCAGATGTTCCTGATGTACCACTCGTACCAGAAGTTCCTGATGTGCCACTCGTGCCAGAAGTTCCAGAACTTCCCGAAGAACCACTACTACCACTACTACCACTAGAACCACTACTACCAGAAGCTCCACTAGTACCAGAAGACCCGCTACTACCACTCGAGCCGCTTGACCCACTAGTACCACGAGTTCCCGAACTACCACTTGAACCGCTTGTACCACTCGTACCAGAAGTTCCCGAAGAACCACTTGAACCAGCACTTCCCGATGTACCAGATGAACCAGAACTTCCCGATGTGCCACTTGTACCAGAAGTTCCCGAAGAACCACTACTACCAGCACTTCCACTATTACCAGTTCTACTAAATCCTACTATTAATTGTGCACCATTTGTTGGTAATGAACCAGCTATATAAGAAACAGGTATTTTATAATAACCAACCCCAACTACAACTGCTCCAGTTACTTGAAATTGATTTACTATTGTTCCACTATCTCTACTTACTAATGAAATAACACCTCTAGCAGTTGTTGTTGTAGAATCATCCCAAGTATCATACCATACTGTTTGAGATGTTCCACCCAAATCAGTATTATCTATATAAATAAATCCTACAGACGATATTGTTGCATTATTATATTGAACAATACCAGTTCCAGGATCTGTATCAGTTACTGTTGTTGAGAAATTATATTTTATACCACCAGTTTGTCCAGAAGACCCAGACGAACCACTACTACCACTTGTGCCACTACTACCACTCGTACCACTACTACCACTCGTACCGCTTGAACCACTACTACCACTTGCTCCTGTTGCTCCACTTGTTCCTGATGACCCACTTGTACCAGATGTACCTCCGGTACCCGGCGTACCACTACTACCGCTTGTGCCGCTTGTACCACTACTTCCAGATGAACCACTACTTCCACCTGCTCCAGTTATACCAGAACTTCCAGATGAACCACTACTTCCACCACTTCCAGAACTTCCCGAAGAACCACTACTTCCCGAAGAACCACTTGTACCACCACTACCAGAACTTCCCGATGAACCTCCAGCTCCTGTTATACCACTACTTCCCGATGAGCCTGATGTTCCACTACTTCCAGAAGTTCCTGATGTACCACCACTGCCTCCAGTACCTTGTAAACCCTGTACTCCACTAGAACCACTACTTCCGCTACTACCACTTATTCCTGATGAACCGCTTGTACCACTACTACCACTACTTCCGCTTGTACCACGAGTTCCTGATGTACCGCTTGTGCCAGAAGTTCCCGAACTACCGCTCGTACCACCACTTCCAGAAGTTCCACTACTTCCGCTACTTCCAGATGAACCACTACTACCACTCGAACCAGATGTACCTCTAGAACCAGAACTTCCCGATGAGCCCGATGAACCACTGCTTCCACTTGTACCTCCACTACCAGATGTACCACTACTTCCACTACTACCACTACTACCACTGCTTCCACTTGTGCCTCCACTACCAGAAGTTCCACTGCTTCCGCTACTACCACTACTACCACTACTACCACTACTACCGCTTACTCCAGAAGTTCCTGAAGACCCGCTACTACCGCTTGAGCCACTTGAACCGCTTGTGCCAGATGTACCAGATGTACCAGATGTTGCTGCTGCGAATCTTCTACCTATTCTACCAGTTGTTGTATTTAAAACCAATACTTCATTTGTTGAAGTATCATTTGGTATTGAATCTCCTGTTACTAATATTGAGCCACTAACAGATAAACTACCAGTTATTTGTTGAATATCATTTGTTGCATCTCCAAATTTATTTGAACCACTTGAGTAAATTATTGAAGAAGAAATAAGTGTTGTTTGAATTGTTGTTGCTAATATCTTACCATCAACATACAAATCATTTTTAAATGTAGCGCTACCAGATACGATTAAAAAACTATCTAAAGAAACTCCTGTATTAACTATTAATCCTTTATTTGGAGAAATTTGTGCTATTGCTGAACCTGATTTTAATCTATCTATATCACCAATTGATGCTGCTGATATATTTGTTAATCCACTACCATCTCCTTGAAATAATGATGCAGTTATAGAACCACTAATTTGTGTATTTCCTTTTATAGAAACTAAAGTTGGTGTTACACTTACATAATTAGAACCACTTGCTATTTGAGATATATTTGTTAAACCACGACCATCACCAACAAACGAACCACTCATCGAACCAGTAAATTGAGAAGCACTAATAATATTAGCTTTTATATTTTGTGAAGCTGTTAAATTTCCAATAATACTAACGTATTCTGTTGAAAATAATCCTACACTACTTCCACTTACTTTAAGTTCAACTAAACTTTTACTTACTAAATTTAATCCGTTTGGGTTCGTTCCTATATAGCTCATTTATCTTAATTTCTTTTATTAATTCAATTCTAAAGCAGATACCACTACATCAGCTGATGTTGCTACCGAAGATACTACTGATATATAATCATTAGCTTCCAATACTACTTTTTGGTCACCACCAACTAATACAGTTGTGCTACCAGGAACTATCAATGTATCTTTTACTAAATATACTGTTTTTGTTGCAGAGTTATCAGTAATTCTCACACTAACAGAGATATTTTGTGTAGCCACATTAGCCACACTTACTCCAATAATAGTTGTTGTAGTTGCTACGGGGGTTTGATAAACTATTGTATTAGTTATACCAATCGAACCTGTAATACTATTTTTAAATACGTTTGCCATTTGTTTTTATTTTATCCTAAAGCAATAGCATACGCTAAAGCTGTATCTAATACGTTT